CCAGTTGTCGAATTCTTGACATTCATAACGTGTCCACCCTTGATACCCGCAAGCGGTCAGGATTAGTGCAAGTGCCCAAACCAACCCTGCCGCCGCGAATCGTCGGTTCACTTCCCCGTAGAACCGAAGGCTTTGTCGTTTGGATTTAACCAGCGCAAAACAACTGGTGCAACCGCTGCTGCCCCTGCCATTGCGAGGGTCTTTGGGTCAGTAACACCCGCCATGTATAGGGCAAGTGCTGCCGCCATAAATGAACGCGCCCATGACGCGATCAGGGCTTTGGCTTGTTCCATTTTTTCTCCTTTGTTGGCTTCGCTGCCGACTTTGGCATTTCAACTTTTGGAAATTCTCCCTTATACGGCACGAACTTTGGAATACCGAAACCGACGATTTCCTTGCCTTCACCGTATGACCGAACCTTCACCATGACCATGCCGCCATTGCGCTGGTCGCCTGTCCCGCTGGTGTTGCCTTCGATCGTCAAACATGTCTTTGTGTCGATCAGTCCGACAACAATGCCAATGTGTGAAATGCGGTCAACGCCGTCGTGGGGGAAGTCCATGAAAGCCAGGTAGCCCAACTGCGGCATGCCCGACCAGCGTTGAATCTCTTTGAATTTGTGTGCGCCCTGTGCAGTGCCAACGACTGAATGAATCTTGACGCCTGCCTGGGCTGCGCACCAATTGACGAAACTTCCGCACCAGGGCAAACCGTCCGCCTTTGTAAATTTGCCGTATTTTGTCAGGTTGTCGCCTTCTTCGATTGTGCCGACTTCAGCTGCTGCGACTTCGATTAACCTGGCATTTGTACCGTCAGGATAATTCATTCCATTCACCTTCCGTTTCATTCCATTGATAACGTTTGCCGTCAATTGGACGTTCCACTGGTGCAAACCAACGTGAACCATTTCGTGTCCATGAAGGATAAGGTTGCGGTTCAATAAAAATGTCTTCAATTTCATTGTAGAAATAACCAATGCCAGCAAATGCACCACGAATTTTTTCATTGTATGAAGTGCGTTTGCAAACCTGATTTCGAAAATTTCCATACCAAATTTCAGGATTTAAACCTTCAATTAATTCAGTTTCGTCAACACCAACAATGACTTCAGTGACAATGTTATCTTCGTTTAAAAATGCGTAGTGTGCCATTACACCGTCACCGTTCCCGTTCCCGCTGTGAATGTATAAATTTTGTTTCCGCCGCTGGTTGTTTTTGTATAAGTCAAACCACCACCAATTGTTGTCAAATCTGAAAAAGTGTCTGCGTATCTAATAATTACCACGCCCGAACCACCGTTGCCACCAGTGCCGCCATTTGACGCACCACCGCCGCCGCCACGATTTGCCGTGCCCGACGTTCCTGAAGCACCGCCAGCACCACCAGCACCACCGCCGCCTGCACCACCAGCACCACCAACGTCGCCACCACCGCCACCACCGCCTGCATAGGTTACTGACGATCCTGAATAACTGTTGGCAGTACCAGCACCACCTTCACCACCTGAAGCAGTTGTTGGGTGAGTTTGTCCAACACCACCAGCGGCAGACGCACCACCGCCGCCGCCACCTGGATAACGATTTGCACCGCCGCCGCTGCCGCCTGAATTACCTTCGGACGGAGAATAACCGCCACTATTTCCAGCCTTGCCAGGTTGTCCACCGACGCCGCCTGCGCCATAACCGCCACCGCCACCGCCTGAACCACCAGTTGTTGCGGTGTCTTGACCTTCGCGACCACCGCCACCACCGCCTGAAGATGTGATTGACTTAAACACTGAGTTGCTTCCAACGCTACCTGATAAACCATTTGCGCCGCCTGCGCCGACGGTTACGGTGAAAGATGAACCCAATGACAAACCCGTTGATGTTCTAAAACCACCAGCACCACCGCCGCCGTTGCCATTTGCACCACCGCCGCCGCCTGCAACCACAAGATAATCGGCGGCAATTGGTGGTGATACCAAATGCCCGCTAATTTGTGATGCCATGATTCCTAGCATTGGTGTCATTATGCAATGTCCCCAAAAATAATCCATGAATTAGCAGCTAGTTTTTTACAAGTAGCACCCGAATTTGCAACACGTAATTTTGGGGTTGCACTTACTGCACCAGTCGAAATCACTGTTGTGGTTCCTGGTGTAACTGCACCAATGGTGGGTTGACCTGCACCAGTAATCCAAAACACGTTGATTTCAGTACCAATGGCAAAATTAAATGTTGCGTCAGTTGGAATCGAAAATTGTTTTGCAACGGCGTTGTTCATTGAAAAAATGTTGCCTTCATCGCCTGAAACAAATGTGTAATTGTCTGTTTTTGCTGAATAGGTTGAAGCAATTTTTGGCGTGTTAATTACTGGTGATGTCAAAGTCTTGTTTGTCAAAGTCTGCGCAGTAGATAGATCAGCCGTGACTGCAGTATCAATTGAAACTGTGACCGCGCCTGACGTGCCCCCGCCTGAAAGTCCAGTGCCAGCCGTGACCGCAGTGATGTCACCAATGTCATTGGTTATCCATGTGAAATCCATGTTGGTGTTTGACGCCTTTGAAAGAATCTGACCTGTTGTGCCACCAAGCAAGTCAGCCATTGATGTTGCAACGGCTTGTCCAAATGTTTCAAAGTCTGCTGGCAAGTCCGTGACCAGGTCGGTCGAAGTCGGCATTTGCCATGAAAATGGTGTCGTCGGGTTCGTCATAGGTTGTCTCCTTGTTAAGTGATAATTGTTGCACGCGCCCAGTCAAGCGTTGGCGACACGCCCGACCAGGTAAATGTGTTGGAAATTTCGTCCCATTGCAATGCTTGCAATGAATACGCCACTGGCGAAACCAGCAACGAAACCGAAAGGGTGTTGTAACCCGCGCGGAATGTCCAGCCCTCAACAAAGCCCTGGAAAATTGAACCCATGTTGGCAGGTAGATCAGCAATTGAAACGGGCATGCCCATAAAAACACCGATCAAGTTATCGCGGTCAGAATTGTCCACTTCAGGATTGGTCAGGTCGTAAGTTATTTCCTTGAAGATTGGTTGCGGGTCTTTACGCAATGCCAGGTAAAAGTCTGCTTGATCTTCCGCGTCAGCTGCGTTGTGCAGTGTTGTTGTAATGATTTGGGAAAGTGTGCCGTAATTAAGAATTGAAGTTGGGTCGCTGGCAGATTTTTCTGCGCTACTGGTTGCGCCGTATTTGATTGTCAGATTGTTGCGAACGTCGCCCGCGCGGGTTTCAGTGCGCAAACCTGCTGCACGCGCTTGGTTGGCGGTAAGTTGAACGTAACCGTTTGCTGATAGATACGCGCTGCGGTGTGTGGCGTCAGCGTATGAAATGCGCCCTTGTGCGTCCTCGTAAATGTACCCAAGTCCTGAAGTTGCCAATGCTGAGACAAGCGAATAAACGTCGGTTCGGTCGCTGGAACGTGCTGCCAATTCGTAATCGCCTGGACGATCAATTTCACCCAAGCCAGTATTTCCAGCCTGCGCCCAGGTTGTGCCAGGCGTGTACGTTGCCCAGGTCAATGCGCCAGGAACTTCAGCCCAAGTGCTTAGCAATAGGGCTGAAAGTATTGTGTAAATCTGTGTACCGTCGAACGCCTTTGAGAGTACGCCGTTGGTCAATGCTTTTGGCAGACGCGCCAATGCGCCCAATGCGGTGATGTTATAAGTCTGCGTGAACATGGTTGAACCAACGTCACGAACCTGCAAACCAATGTCCACGACATTGCCACCGAAGATTGGAATGAATGTGTTTGCGGTGTTTTTAATTGAAACGCCGATTGTTGAATTGATTGAGACTGGGATTGTTGCCTGGCTTAAGTCGATCAATTGAATGTTGACGTACCCCGCTTGTGCCTGCTCATAAATGTTTGTTCGCCCGCTGGTAATAATCAGGTTTGCCAGAATTGCGTCGGTGTATTCAACGCCGTCGATCTCAACAAGCCAAACGGGATTCCATAGCGTCATGCTATTTGTAGGCTTCCTGCACCACCCGTGCCACGGTAAAACGAATCATTCAAGGTTTCAACAATTGTGCGGGCAGTGCCTTCCTTGTCGAATGCACCCGTTACGGTCAAGTTGATCGTTGTGCCCATTGAAGCGGCTTCAGCCATACGAAATGAACCAGGGTTGAAATTGCTTGAAACCACACTGCTGGCAGCTGACGCGGCAACCTTTGCAGCAGTTGCGATTCCGCTTGATGTTGTGCTTCCACCTGTTGTTGTGCCTGCTGGTGTTGTAATTGCTGAAACGCTTGGCGTTGAAACTGTACCCGTTGACATGGAGAAATTACCCAATGCCCCAGTGGTTGTTGAACCTGAACCGCCACCAATTTTTGGAATGAGTGGAACGTCCTTGCCCCACTGCACGGCGTTGTATCCCTTGATTATCAAATTAATTCCGTCAATGGCAGTGTTCAACAATGGTTTGATCGCACCCAAAACCTTAGCAATAATTGCCAAAACGACTTCAGCAATGTCTCCAACGACCGTGACTGCCCCACCGATTGCTTTGCCGATAAGCGGTGCAATGTATTTGATAACGTCCCAAAACGCCATGAAATTGTCTTTGTTGTCCACAATGACTTTTTTCAGTTTTTCAAAAACAACCTGCCAGGCTTCAAATACTGGTTGGGCAACACTTTTGACGACGTTCACAACGTCAGTGATTACCTTGCCAAAACCGTCACCGCTGGTCAAACTAAAAGCGTCGGAAAATGCGTTGATTGCTGGCAAAGCGTTTTGATTGATAAATTGCAATAGTTTGTCAAGGATTGGCAACAATGCCGCACCGACGGTTTCTTTTGCTTCGTCAAATGCAACCTGAACGCGTGCGATTTTGCCTGCGTATGTGTCAGCGTTGCGGGCTGCTGCACCACCGAATAATTCTGAAAGGCGACCTTGCACCTGTTCAAATGACATTGTTTTCAATTCGGCAGTAGATAAGCCAACACCCAATTTGCCCAGGGCAGCAGTGTTGCCGTCATAAGCCTTCGCAAGTGAATTGGCAATTGCTTCGACTGGCTTGCCTGTTGCCGCACTAATGTCCAATGCGGTTGAAAGTAAATCTTGCGCCTTTGTAATGTCGCCCGTTGATCTAACCAGGCGACCCAATGCAGGGCGTAGTTCGTCGTCAGCCACACCCGTGGCAAGTGACATTTGAAGAATTGAATCTTCAGTCGCTTTGATTTGTGCCTGGGTTGCACCCGTTGCATTTTCCAACGCCAACGCCAATTGTGTCTGCGCCTTTTCGTCAGCAATGGCAGCCTTTACGCCTTCAATACCAATTGCGATTGCAGCAGCACCAGCAGCGGCAGCAGCTGCGGCGAACGCACCACCAATTGCTTTTCCAGCCTTGCCAACCTTGTCGCCGAATGAATCAACGTCGCCTGAAGCGGTTTTCAGCGATTTGTTCAGATTGTCAACGTCGCCAAGAATCGAAAGTTTAAGGGTACGACTGCCAGCCATTAGTCATACTTCCTAACTATTTTGGAAAATGATTCTTCCCATTTTTTGATGATCTCAGGTTGTGCGCTTCGAAGTGTCGGATAGATAAACCAGCCGCGTGACCCGCGACCTTCACGACCTGACCACACTGGAAATTGTTTGTATTTATTTGAACCAAATTCGTAACCGCCCCAAACCTGTTGCGTCGTACCCCCGCCGCTTAATTTTTGTGCAGCAAAACCAAATGAAATTTCACCAATTTTTGACGACTTTGAAACCTTTGAACCCTGGGCGATTTTGGGTGCAACGCGGTTGGTGGATTGATTAGCGGTTGCAATAATCTTGCCCCGAACGTACTCAGCCAATTCGCTGGTGGCTTCTTTTGCTTGCTGGGTTGCTTCTTCGTCCATTGCTTTGAACGATCGCAAAATGGCACGCAATTCGGCTTTGT